TCCCTCTTTTCGGGGCAAGTTGCCGCGCAACTCATAGTTCAACGTGCCGGAACTTGTGAATGCCGCCGGGTCGTCACAAACGTAAAATTCGGAAAGTCCGCCATCGGCTTCACTCTGAATAAGACATTTGCAACCGTCCGTCCACTTCCAAATATGCCCGAATGGGTTTTCAACACCCCGGTAAGACGGCACTTGTACGACCTTACGTGTTACGGGTGTAAAATAGGTTGTGTTTGTCAATGCCGTTCCTGCTACTGCATCTGCTTTGCAAGTGTATAGCAATTCACCTTGTGACACGTATTGCCCGGCGGTGTATGCGGTCGCGGCACTATATTCACCCTTATAGTTGGCTTCACCGCTTGCGTCATACTCAAACGGCATGGTAAATTCAACATACCCGGATTTGTTGCCAAGGCTGTTTGTTACACCACAAGGCACGAACGGATAATTGCCATTGAAGTTTGACCACCTCGTCCAATCCAAGGTTGTCACACCCGAACCCAAGCCGCCTTGATGGTAGCCATCTTCCGTCAATTCGGCATTGAATGCCTCTTGCGAATTGAATGTGCAATACTCAACAGCAAAAAGCCACCACAACTTTTTGTGCGTCTGATACAAGTTGCAATTCCATTCCGTTGAACCATGCTTTCTTGCATACGTGCGGAAATTGGTCAATGAAATAACCGTTGCGGGCAATCCAAGTTGTGACCTATAAGTTCCGTCACGGTCGGCATTGTTGTTGCCGCCCCTGTAATCCGCATCCTTGTTCACGACCGCGCACAATGTTTGCGTTGAACGCTGAACGGTCGCTTCAACCGCCGAAACATAGTCCTTGCGCCAAAGTTTGAAGCCGGGCAAAGGTTCGGTGGACTGCAAGTGGCGGCTTTTGTCGCCGTCCGTTTCAAAACGCACATACATATCGGGCAATTCATCCATGTATTGCCCATCAGCCCCTGTAAGGTTTGCAGCCGCCCCCGTGTCGCGCTTTGTCGAATCATTGGCGTGCAAGTAATAGTTTACTTCGCCATTGTCTTTCAAGATGCAACGCCGGATAAGGCTTTGCAACGGCAATTCCTTGTGAAGTTCCATCTTGCCGACCCGTGTCGGGTGCGGGTTTGACACCGTGGCATCCCATTCAATGCCATAATAATAATCATAAGCGAATGTCGGCTTTGTGTTGCCGACCCCAATAATCAATCCCATATCAATAGCCCCATTTTAAGTTAGTACCTGACAATGAAGTTTGCTTCACCGTCTTTACGATTTCAGGATTCCAACCGCAATCAAATTGCGTTTCGATAAATTCCCCGTCATTCATTCCGGCAAGCTGCACCGATAATTTCACGGGTTGCGTGCCGTCATTCTTGACGTTGAAGCATTGACCGTCCGGCAAGCTGAAATCAGCATTGTTCAGATTGTCGATTGCTCCCATCTTTCCGATTTGTGCGGACACCGTTTCGCCGCTTCTTGTTTCACTCATAATCAAAAAGTTTTGTTTGCAAAATTAACTTGTTATTGTTTTACTATAAAACATTGTGGATAACACAAGCACAACTTTTACCCGGTAAAGTCTGTTGTGTTCACAATCATAAAGGAAAATCCCGAATCATTGGCACTTGCATCATCACCCGTGTACACGTCAAAATAAGTCGTATTCTTTGCATAGATGCTTGCATATCTTCCGACCGAACCTTGACTTGTTGAATCACACGTGGCGAAAACCAAGTAATTATTCACGCTTGAAAAGCCCGGACTTATCCTTACCCTGTAATGCCCCGTTCCAAGTCTTGAAGTCGTTATTGTCGCCGTGTCGTATCGGTGCAACTTTATCAAGCCGCCCGATTGGTTCACCATGCCCATATAAGACACCTTGAAAGGCAATCCGCGCATATTGGTTGCCTTTGTATAGAAGCGGCGCAAGATAATCCACCCGTAAAACTTTGAATTATCCCCATAGCCAATCATTTCAACGGCTTCATAAGGATTTATCGACAAGGTTCTATAAGTCCTGCCGTTTTCATAGAAGTATTTTCCGCTTGGGGCTGTATTGCTTACAATCACCCCGACCGGGGTTTGACCATTGAAATAATCATTCATAATGATTGCACGGAAACCGCTATATTCCAAAGTGAAAGGAATTGTGAATGCCGTATTCCAACCGCCACTGCTTGTACCTGTAATGACAACATTATTGTTATTCTGCAATCCCAACGTGGACACCGTTATTTCGCCCCCTGCCGAACCGCCAAGGGCAAAGTAACCATTCCGAAATGCGTTGGCAATGCTCCCTTTTATGATTACGTTGTTCAAATCCGCATTGGTAATTGTGCCTTTGTTGATGTATGCTTCACCCTTGACGGTTGCTTTTTCCATGACAACCGAACCGTCTTGCATGACCCTGTAAGGGGCATAAGCACGGTTTTCAAATGAAGTACCAGCCCAAAAGCGCACGGAACTTGCCGCCGTGCCTTGCCCGGTCATGCCCGCAAGGATGGTTGATGTACTTCCGGCGACCTGTATTGTGCCGGATGTTACCAAACCGCCATCAATGACCGTCTTTGTATTGTCGTATGACACCGCCTTGACCCAATCCGTTGCGATATATGAACCGCTTGTTCGCTTCACGGCACACCGCTTCAAGTCCGTTCCATTGACCCACAAATCGCCTATGTCATAAGGTGGATAAGGGGTTGAAACGAACACACGCCGTTTGCCGTCCGCTGTGTCCTTTGCTTGGCTTGCAAGGCTGTATGCGTCAAGTGCCTTTTGGTCATCAATGTTTACCCAAGAATAAGAACTTGAATATCTCCTTAACTTGTGTGCGCTTGAATTGTACCACATATCGCCAACGTGCTTCTTTTTAATCGCCGTTGTAGTCCAACTTGCCGCCGGGTCGGTTGTCTGAAACCACGTTTCAATCTTGCCGTCAATCTGTGAAGTCAAGTCCGCAATATCATCCGAATAAGTGCCGTTGATAAAGTTGTTCAATGCCGTGTTATCGGTGTACTTACTTGCCTTTTGCCAATCGCTTGAAGAATAATTGCCGGATGCTCTTGCCCTTATGCAACGCATAATATCCCCGGTTGTGCCTTGAACCCATAAATCGCCGACTTCATAAGGCGTGTAAGGGGTTGTCGTGAATATGCGGTTCTTATCCTTTGCAAGATTAAGCGCATCTTGCGCAAGGGCAATGGCTTGTGCGACTTCCGCATCTGAAAGTTGCGACCATTTGTAAGTTCCATTTTCCTTGACAAAACGGAACACCGCGCCCGTTGCCGTGTTGTAGAACAAATCGCCCAAGTGATTGTCCTTTAATTGGGTCGTTGTCCATTCATTCGCCGGGGCATTGCTCAATGTCGGGTTGTATGTTTCAAAGAATTGTTCAATTTGCCCGTCAAGTTGCGCTTGTATTTCAGCAAGCAAGCCCGGCAAGGTGTTGTTGATGAAATTCTTGCTTTCAAGTGCTTCATTGCCCAATTCTTCAAGGGTCTTTTCCTGACCATTGGAATTGAACACAATACGACCGCCGATTTCCGAATTGTCAAGGTCAAAATATGTCGTGCCGTCCGCCGATTCAATGCGCCCGGTCTTGATGAAACGACCGTTTATCATTGAAAAACCATAAGTCAAGGACAAAGACCGCACTTTCAATTCCGGGTCAATGCTCGATATTGTGCCGATAAGGAAATGATAATAATTGGCATCCTGTTCAACCTTAATTTGTGAAGTCGAAAAGATGAATGTTCCGGCATCACCATTCTTGGCACATTTCGCATATAGGAAATATGCTTGATTCTTTGACAAGGTTATTGAACCGTCAGCCATGACCCAAGACACCGCCGTTTCTTCATTGATGGTGTAATGGGTCAAGACACCGCCTTGCCATTTCACGACATTTGAATTGCCCCCGTAATTGGGTTGAAAGACCGTATTTGTCAATCCGAATTGCATTGACTTTGCCCCGACCGACAATGCCAATGTGTCAATCGACAAGGGCTTTATCTTGTCGCTGTAATAATCGCCGTCAGGGTCGAACACCATGTTCAACAATTCGCGGCTTGTACGCCAATTTGCCCGCGCCCGCACCGGGTCTTTCAAGTTGTTTATGGTGATAACTTTGTCAATGTCTATAAGGTCGGAAATCACCCGGTTTGTCACACTTGTTTTAACAGTGTCCGATATGGTAAGGGTGTATTCGTATGGGTCAAGGATGTTCCTTTCAAGTGATTGTATGCGCACGGATTTATCAACGTCAATGTCTTTATCCACAATGTGCAAGTAATCGCCCGGTCGGAACACGTTTGTCACCGTTTCATCGCTTCCGACAAGGTTTTGCAACCATGCCTTTGTGACACTCAACCCATATTGCACCTTTGGTTGGCAATTTTGGTCATAATACTTGTTGCCCGTTTCTTCCAATTCTTCTTCCGCCGCTTGCTCGATACTTTGCGGATAAGCAATGTCAAGAATCTTGTATTCATTGCCGACACCGATTTGATAAGCCAAAGACGTTTCAGACGGAAACACGTTACCCCGGTCATCCGTTTGCTTTATCAATGTGAATGTATGCGTTGCATGGTCGTAACTGTGTACTTCAAATTCATACCCGGCAAGATTGCCCGTGTTGAAGTGGATTTTGGGTTTCACATCTGCAATCATATACTTTGTTGTCACCCCGTCCGCTTCCTTTTCATTGAGGTTGAAAGGGAAATCATTATCTATGAATTGCAAGACGTTGCCCGACACAATGGCATCAACCGTTCCCGTGAAAGACGGCTTTATATCATCGAAGTTCTTGCGCCCCTCAAAAATGCCGTATTTCGCCACCATTTCGGCTTTCTCAATGTATGATTGCCCCTTTGTCTTGCCCGGCAAACAAAGGCGGTCGGCACGGTATTTTGACGTAATGTTTTCGGTCGAACCATACACTTTCAACCGGGTGACTATGTTTGCGGATGAAACATTTTCCCTTGTCAGTTCATACAAGCCACGCCCCTTGCCGTATTGGAACGTATATGGCAAGGTCTGACCAACTTTTTCATACAAGTTGATTGTATAAACCCCGTTTGATTGCTCAATCTCAAATTCGACATTGAAGTTCGATTCACTGCAAAGGTTTTGCAGCACCGACAAGCAATTATCGGATTCACCGAAAGTCAAAGTCTTGTCACTCGCCGTTTCAGGGCATACGCCAAGCACCCATTTGCCCGGAAAGACACGGTTTGCATTGGCAATAAGAACGGTCATAAAGCGGTGCAAATCTCCTGTGAGGGTGTCGCCCTGCACGTCCTGCAATTCGTTGGTGGTCGTGTCAATGGTGACATCGTAAGTCACCCGGAAAAGGTCATATTGTATGCCCTCAAATTCCAAGTCATATTGAAATTCGTGCATACCCGTTTTCTTTGCTTTCGGCAAACGGTTCAACTTGTAGTCACGCCCGAAAACGGTTATCTTGTCGCCAATGCCGTATGTTTGCGGGAATGGCGATACAACGGTCAATGAAACGGTATCTTCCGCATTCAATGCCCATTTCTGCTTTGCGGATGAAATATCGGTTGCCGTGCGCCTGTTGGCGATAGGCACACGGCTTCCATCTGCTTTCGCAATGATTATGTTTGTTAGATTTTTTCCCATACGACAATGGCATTTGTTTCAAACAATGAAATTTCGTCAATGCAACCCGTGATTACCGGGAAATAGTCACCATTTGCGGCGTAATTGTGCGTGATTTCCACTTCGTCACCGCTAATGTCATAATCCACGCTTCCATCACCCCAATAGATGTTCACGTACTTGTTTGAGGTCAATTTGACATTGCAAGTCTTTGTCGATTCACCAACCCGGATATGCTTCAACACACGCTTCACGGGTTCGGGTTCAACTAATTTCAACTTGAACGTGCCAACCATCAATTCATCATCCCATTCTTTCGTGATTTCGATTGCATCCTTGCAATAGACTTCATAAATCAAGGGTTTCACCGGGTGAACATCAATGGTAAGGCGGTTTGTTCCTGCCTTGTCAAGCTGTTGTTGGAAAGATGTTACCTTGCGGATGAAATCCATCTTGGAATCCGCCTTGACAAAGCAAGACAAGGTGATTTCACGCGGTTCATAGAACTTGTGCATCAAATCAACACTTTCACCGTGATAGTTATCCCATGACAATGAAGCCGGGGTCTTTAATTTCGGGCGGTTCAACACACCGTCAGACCCGGACACATAAACGCCGTATTCCTTGAAATTCACGCCGTCAAGCAAATATCCTTGTTGCTTGCTGCTTGACATTTCGTTGATAAGTTCGGCTTGTGTCAAGGCAAGGTTGTAAAACTTCACATCATCCAACAAGCCAAAGCCCCAAGAACCACCGTAATAATCTTGATTCAGGGAAACGCCAAGCAACGTGCCGGAATTGTTTACGGTCTTAACAAGTGAAGAATTGACATAAAAGTTATACATTCCCGATTTCTTTGTCAAGGCAAGCGAAAACCAAGAACCGGGCTTTGCTTCAATGGGTACTTCCACATAATTTTTCAACCCTGAAAAGTTTAGAACCCATATAAGGCTTTGAGGTGAACCCAAGTCGGCTTCACGGTTTTGCACCCATAACATCACGGTAAAATCAATCGTCATGTTCGGGAACACGGTTTTCGACACCTCGCAAGTGTCAGACCCGGCAAAGGAAATGGCATTGCCGTTCTTGCCTGTGACGAAATGCGCACCGTTCACCGCGCCATCCGCACGGTTTTGGCTGTAATCATACGCAATCAAAGAACCATCGCTTTCATCGAATGGCATTTGAAGAATTATGTTGTTTGCATCCATATCAATAAGTTTTTTTCTGTTTCTCAATGATTTTCACAACCGCATCATCGGTTGCGCACTTGATAACCCGACCGCCGCCGACATAATGGTTCACGCAAACTTTCGCCCGGTCGCTCGCGCAAACATTGACAACGGCATCATCGAACACGTCTATCACCACAAAGGCGTTATCCCTTGCAATGACATTCAAATTCGCATTGTGCTTGGCGTATATCTCGCACACGTTGAACCCGGTTACTTCAACACGCCCGCAAGTTGCCCCAAGACACACGCATTTGGGCTTATTTTCGACTTTTATATCATCATCAAGGAAAACCCCGTATTGCTCCATTCTGCCTTTGAAATGCGCCCTAATGAAGTCATTGTCGGGGTAATCATGGGCAAGGCAAAAATCAATGCCTTTCAAGTACATTTGTGCCATCGCGCACACATCGCCATCCGACAATGACTTCAATTCATTGTACCACGGTTTGCAAATGCCATTTTTCTTTGCCTGCCTTGCAAGTTCTTTTGTTAAGTCCATATCACTTTGTTTTATAGTGAAACATATTCGGTTATGACAAACCTTGCGCACGTAACGAATCGCCGCTTGGTCGCTGCAATTCCCTGACTGCCGAAAGTATGTCTTGAAGATACCTATTGTAAGCCGTATTGTTCGCAATGGTGTTCAAGGCTTGCAAGGATTGCCGCAATACTTGTGTCGCTTCCATCTGATTGATACGGATTGCATTCATTTGCCCGGCTATTATGTCGGCGGTTTCTTCCGTAACACCTTTGACCGCGCCCGTCAATGAATCTTCCGAATCATCTTCAATTTCCAAGTCCTTGAACAAGTCTTTGTAAACATCCAACGCCTGATTGTAGTTGTTCGCCGCCGCCTGAACTTTGGCTTTGAAGTCTGCAATTTCCTGTTCCGTCAGACCGTCAAAGATGAAGTTGTCGCCCGACCAATACCCCATATCGGTGTAAAGGCTATCCAATGCGCTTTGCAATTGGTTTTCAAGGAACTTCTTTTTAAGTTGATTGACAATCGCATTTTGCAACACTTCATTAACCGTTTGTTCAAAGGCATTCGCCGCATCTTCACCAGCCTTGAATGCTTCCGTCAATGAATCCGCCAATGTTGATGCAAAGTCCTTTGCGTTGGTCTGCAATATGTCGTTGGCGATTTCATCATACAAATCTTGGATTTGTCGGTCAAGTTCGGCGATTTGGTTTTGGTAATCTTGAATTTTCCCGTTGTCGGTGTGTTTCTTGGAATACTCATCATTTATCATGCCGCGCAAGTGTGCTTGCTGTTGCTCCATGTTATGAATCAACGCCATTTGGTTGTTATACACTTCCGCGCCCAACGCCTTATCAACCGCCCATTCAAGTTGTTCATAAGATGCTTTCAGCTTGTCGATTGCTTCTTGGTGGCGTTTGATGGATTTTTCCGCCTTTCGGTCACGGCTGTTGAAAAGGTCGAAAGCGGATGAAAGCAACCCGACCGACCCTTGAATGATTGACAAGGGGTTGCCCGTTGCAATGCCGCTTGCGACTTGCCCCGCTCCATCCAATATGCCGCCAATGTCACCGATAATGGCTTGTGTTTGTTCATCCATCGTGACACCCATCTTTTCCAACCCGGACGTTACGGCATCAAAAGCACCGCCCACAAGTTCAATCGCACCGCTTGCGCTCTCAAACATATTCGTCAAGGCTTTTTTCTTGCTTTCATCATCCGCCGCCTTGCCATATTCCTTGATTGAGGAAATCAACGACTTAAACGGGTTGCGTTCCCGTATTTCGTTCTGCATTTCCTTGATTTTGTTTTTGAGGGTTTCAAGGTCTTTCGGGTCAAATTCGATACCAAGATAAGCCCCGTCAAGGTTGTTGATTTTATCAATCAGTTCTTGAAGTTTGCGGGTGCTGATTTCGTCAAGGTCGCCAAACATCAATTCCCAATCCGGGTGTGCCTGTAATTCGTCAAGGGCGAATTTTGAAAGGGCTTGCGCTTGCGCCCGGTCTATCGCTTCGACCATTTCCGTGTTCCCGGCTTCCTGTGCTGCACGCCGCTTTTCATCGTATTCATCAATGATTGCTTGCTTGCGTTCCTCAAAAGTGCCATATTCGGCAAGCATCGCATCATAATCGACACCGCCGATATTGCGGACATCCTTGTTGTATTGGGTTGTCCTGTTTTGAATGGCATTGTCTATTTCCGCACGTTGGGCATCCGTTGTCGCCTTTTCACGTTCACGCATCATCAAGGCGACATCATCATTGAATTGTTGTTCAAGACGGCGTTTTTGCTCGACATAAGAAGCATATTCTTCAAGCAATGATTCCGTTTCCTGCCTCAATTGGTCTTGGGCGTTTTCTTCCGCTTCATTGAGGGCATCCGCCTTGGCATTGTCAAGTTCCGTTCCATCGCCGGACAATTCCTTGCGTTTCTGCTCAATGATATTGAGCATATCAAGGACGGTTCGTGCATTGGTTAATTGGGCATTCAATTCTTCGTTGAATGCTTCCAATACGGTTGTCCGTGTTTCCTCTGCAATGGCATCATTGAGTTGGCGTAATTGCTTGTTTTGTGCCTTTGTGCGGTTTGCAACGTCAATTTGCAAAATTTGGTCACGTTGGTTCTTCAAGTAATCAATATATGTTGCCCCCTCTGCAAGCAATTTGGAAAACTCTTGGTTTGCAGAACGGACAAGCACTTCATCACCCGAATTGACCCATTTTTGAAATCTTTGATACTCCGACCTGTATTTATTCAGTTTCTCAATGAACGGGTCTTGTGTGTTGGTGCTTTTGTTACTTGTGGTTGTTGTCTTTCGCCCGGTTATCGCATCGGCTTGTTTTTGCAGCTTTTCGATTTCCTGCATGGCGGTTTTGTACTCTGCATTGCTTGTCAGATTTTTTAAGGCTTCTTGCTTTACCTGAATGGCTTGTTCGATTGCCCCCAAAGTACCATCCGCATAAGTCTTGGTCGCATCAATCCCGGCTTGTTTTAGCATATTAAAACCATTAGATTCAGCGGTGGCGGCATTTTCAAATCCTTTGGTTATTTCAGCCCTCAATGCGTCAATTTGTGCTTTCGCTTCCGCTTTGGCTTCATTCGGCACAATATAATCTTCATAAGTATAGTAAGCCCCCATTCCCGCACCGTGCTTAACCGACCTTGTTTTTGTTACATTGTCCGGCATGGCATTGTATGCTTGTTCTTGCTCCAACAAGGTTTTCACCTTTTCTTGCGCCTGTTGCAGATAGACCAAGGCTTTTGCCTTTTCAATTTGTGCATTGATAAAGGCTTGCTTATTGTTGATAAGCAAGTTTTCCGCATCCGTTACGCCATTGATGGAAACACCCAATTCGTCAAAAGCCGTTTTGTTTTCCTCGATAAACTTCTTTTTTGCGTCCAAATCATCGCCAAGGGCATTCCACTTCAAGGACAAATCTTCAATTGTGGCAATAGGCTTATATGCGTTTTCGGCAAGGGATTTATAAAATTCCTGTGCCGCTTTCTTGCCCTCATTCGCCTTGCTGACAAAGTGAACAATAACGCCAACCAAAGCCGACAATGCGGCTGCAATCCATCCGAACACCGGGATTGACTTAATAGCCGCCTCGACCATACGGAAAGCCCCGGCAAGACCTATATTTGCAGCCGTACCAGCGACCGCCGCTGCGGTTTGCGCCCCGGTTGCGACCGTGTTTGCTCCTTGGGCAACCGTGTTCCCGGTTTGTGCCGCCGTATTTGCTTGTTGTGCGGCTGTATTGGCGGCCGTTGCCCCCGCGGGCCCCCATGTTGTGCG